GAATAAATTAAATGGTCGATTTTATTATATCCAGATTGAAAGGGACTTGTTCAATGACCTTATGGTTAATATTATTCGCGGTGGTGTTCATGTTACTGTCCAGCGGTATATTTTTTGCGGTGATGCTGGATCAGTACGAGAAAAGGTCAGACAAATTACTGAGCGTCGACTTAGACGGGGATATACTTTAGTTCAATAAATGGATAAGATATAAACAAATTATAGCAATGGATTTGCTTATGACAGCTGGCGCTCCCAATAAATATACTCCCACAAGATTAAAATCTATCCTACAAGATATTTCAGATCGTATACCTTATGAATTTGCAGCAGAAGCTAATGGTATTAGAGAATCAACTTTGTATGCTTGGATAAATCAAGGTAAGGATGAACAAGACCAAGGATTAGATACTCCACTTGCTAAATTTTCAGAGGATATAAAGAGAATTGAAGCAGAAAAGATCAAACATCATCTCGAAAAGTTGAATAATAATGTTGAGCGTTGGCAATCTGATGCATGGATTTTAGAAAGACGTTGGCATAAAATTTTCGGGGCGAATGTTTTACAAAAAGAACATGAAGAACGTTTGGCTAAACTTGAAGAAGCGACTAAAGCTAAGGAATAATCATGGATAAGAAGCCAAAGAAGGAAGAGAAGCCGAAAAAGAAACGGGTATTCAATCCTGATATCATTCCCGTTCAAGCAAAGACATATGCAACTTTACATAGAACTTTGAGAGGAACTCGAAAATGAAAGAAGCTGATGACAATTATGCATGTTCATTAGAATTGAAAGGTGGATACCATGGACATCCTTATCCGCAAAAATTCGTTAAGGCTCCATTATCTCAGCACCCATCTCCTGCACCATCATCTGGAAAAGAAACGCCTAAAAGTGAGGCAATGCGCATCACATTAAAAGCATAAGGTTGACAATGTTATTGCATAAGGTTGACAAATGGATTGTCCGGGCTGCAAGTACGGTGAAACTCGCGTTATCGAATCTCGTCCCACAAGTGGTGAATTAATCAGGCGTAGAAGGCAATGCATAAAATGCGGATTGCGTTTTACGACTGATGAACACGTGCGTGATAGAAAGAAGAAGGATGTTAAATGACATTCTCTTCACGGCTAGCTAAATTGGAAGCCATGTCTAAGACTAAATCCCAAAATCATATTACATTTGAAACCGACAGGACGATCATACATGGCAGCGATGGCAACAAAATTTATGTACCTTCTCCAACTGGTAAACTTTTTCATTCTAGTGATGGTTTTGTTGATCTTGTCATTGGGCCATATGGTTCCGGTAAGTCAACCATGTGCATACAGCGAATCGTCAAATCCGCTTGTAATATGCCCAGCTGGGACAGTGGCCAGCGTAGATCGCGTTGGGCAATCGTTCGAAATACATCAGGGGAATTACATTCAACCACTCTCCAGACGTGGTTAACTTGGTTCGGTGACTTAGGCACGATTAAGAAGCGTCAGAAACCTTTACTCCAATACGAGCATGAGTTTAATGATGGCAATGGTATTGTTAGACTTGATCTCATATTCATTGCGCTTGATAGGCCTGATGACGTGCGTAAAATTAAATCCCTTGAATTAACAGGAGTCTATTTGAATGAGCTTAGCGAGTTACCTCAAAATGTACTCTCCCATTTCAAGGGCCGTGTTAATGGAAGGTATCCTTCAAGAACATTTTGCCCGGAAGCTTATTGGTCGGGTATCATTTCCGACACAAATCCGCCGGACGAAGATCACTGGATATTTCGAGATTTCGAAGTTAATAAGACACCAAGCTACAATGTATTTCATCAACCCTCAGGTCTCATCACGAATGAACACGGAGATTTTATAAGAGATGGTGAAGGTAATTACATACAAAACACTGATGCTGATAATGCTAAGCATTTATCCGGTGACTATTACCCGAAACTCGCAGAGAAACAATCTGAGGGTTTCATCAAAGTATATTGCGGTGGTAAGTATGGTCTGGTTGAATCGGGCAAGAGAGTTTATCCAGAATTTAATTACGACATCCATTCTGTGCAAACACTCGAAGCTATTCAAGGCGAGCCATTATATTTGGGATTTGACTTCGGGCTTACCCCTGCATGTGTCGTGGTTCAACTTACCGCACGTGGTCAAGTTCGAGTGCTCAAAGAATATGTTGCAGAGGATATGGGGATAAGAACATTTGCGGAGAATGTTGTTATCCCCAAGTTGGCAATTGATTTCCCATATTGTAAACCAAGTGAATGGGCTGAAGGTGACCCAGCGGGAGCGAAAGGCGATGAGATTATGGAGGAACTTAGTTGCATTGGTGAGCTTAATAATCTTGGCATACCTACTCGTGCAGCAACGACCAATGATCCTGATGTTAGGATCAACAGTGTTAGATACTTTCTCAACCTCATGGTGGACGGAAAGCCCGCAATCCTTATATCACGCGATGGATGCCCTATTCTCGTCAAAGGATTCATGTCAGGTTATCACTACAAACGTATGATGATATCAGGTGACGAACGATATCAGGATAAACCAAATAAAAATAAATACTCTCACCCTCATGATGCATTACAATATCGCTTGATGCCTTTTGCTGGTCAGAATAAAGAACCTGATAAGCAAAAGCATGATCCTTTTGCCAACAATACAGTTTTTAGGTGGCAGAATTAGATGAAAGATTTTGATCCAAATGTAATTATTCCTTTATCCATGTATGAAGATTTGAAATTGTTATCTAAAGGAGAATTATTCAAAGGATGGATTAGCCCAAAAATACAGTTACCATTAGAAATGGATGAAGTATTAGTTGTATGGAATTATTATAAAGATGATAAAAATATACAAATAGCAAGATTGATAGTATTAAAAAATGGTAAGAAATATTGGAGGTCATCTTATAGATTGGAGTTTAATTATGTAAAATATTGGATGCCTTTACCTAAATTACCAAAGGAATAAATAATGGCTTGTAAATGTGTAAATGAAGATGGAACACCTTCTTCTCTCTGTATGGGATGTTACATGGGTGCAATAATGAATCCTGAGAACCAAGTACGTGCTATGGAAGATTCGTTTACTCAAGTTCAATTGAATCAAATTAGAGATATTGTACGTGCATGTCTATCGAAAAGTATTAGTATTGAAAGTGCATGGATTGATGGATTTCTCAAAGGATTTGAACAGGGGAAAATTAATGGATAATTCAGACCCAAACAAAAAAGCATTCGAACCACAAATAGCCAAACAGGTTGAATGGATAGATAAGAACCTTGAGGCCAAGGACAAGATATTTAATACTGAACAAGAGATGTTTTATAGGGCTACGGATTATAGGGGGTCATGATGACAAAACTTGAAATTGACATGTTAATAGGAATAGTCTCACAGATCATAACTTATGCAGTAACTGCCAAGCCTGAGCTTGCAGATAATGCATTGATTAAAGACATGCAGATGGTTATTAAGGGTTTGAAGGCTGTGGGATTGTAATTGAAACAGGCGCAAGCAATTGATATAATGTTTTTATGGGAAAAATAAAATCCGGTATAAATATTAATTGCAATGCATGTAATAAAGAATTTTATGTGCCTCGATATCGTTCTGAAACTGCAAAGTTTTGTAGTTTGTTTTGTCAGAACCATAAACAACATGATAAATATATTTTTGAATGTATATCATGTGGCAAAAAATGTGAGACTTCTCCATCAAGAAGATATACAAATAAAAAGTTTTGCTCTATTGAATGTAGGGAAAAGAATGCTGCAACAGATAAAGAAAGACGTAAAAAGATAAAAGCAATTAATATTATTAGACGTGGGAATACTAAAGCAAGAACCATGAGAAAATATATTTCTCAATTTAGAAAAATGATGTGTGATATATGTGGTTACAATGAATACGAATTTTGTTTGGATATGCATCATATAGATCATAATCCAAATAATAATCATCCAGACAACATTGGTATTTTGTGTTGTCTGTGTCATAGGAAATTACATAAAGGAGTTATAGATATGCCGCTAAAGAAAGGAACTTCACGCGCTACTATTGGAAAGAACATAAAAGAAATGGAAGCAAGCGGACATCCTGCTAAGCAAGCTATAGCAGCTAGCTTGAATGAAGCTAGAATGTCAGGTGCAAAGATTGCTAAAAAGAAAAAAGGTAAAAAGAAATAATGTACAAAATAATAATTAATTATGGTGGAATAATTGGAAAAAATGATCCTAATAAGGCAATCGAAGTCATTGTTTATCATCCAGATAAAAGCCAAGATGGAACGCATATTTCTGCATCAAGCATATTTAATGCAAATATGATAAGAAGATTATCCCAAAAGGCTAGAGAAGATTTTATTAATTCTATTATTCCATCATTGGAAAATTGTATGAAAGAAGTAGATAGACGCAAGGAGTTAGAATTAAATGAGCGATAGTTGCATAGGGTTATCGTGTGAGCCTATTAAAGGAAACTTTAAGCAAGAAGAATGGTGTACAAAGCACCAATGTCAGTTTGAGTCATTTAATGGATTTAAGAAGTGTCCACAATGTAATTGGCAGCAACAATTAGGATTTACAGAAACTTTAGGAGTTACAGAAACTTTGTCTGTATGCCAGCATGGTAATCCGATTAACTTTGGAAGATGTTTAATATGCTATCCATTATCTAAACCTGATCCAATTAAAGAATTAAGAAATAGAATCGAATCTCTTCATGAATTTAAACTTCGTCAATGTGATGAGAATAAAGAGATTAAGAAAAGAATTGAAGAAGTAATTAATCTATTTGTTAAAGGGGAGTCTGTTCTCGAAGATGACATTATTAAACTTCAACAATCACGTGAAGCTCATTCAAGAAATCATAAAGATATTTTTGATAGATTAGATAATTTAGAGAAGCTGTATCAATCATCTACTGAAATGGAATCACATTTATTAAATAGGGTTAAAGATTTAGAGAAATTTCAAGATCTGACATATCTTCAATATCATAATAGAAAAGGTAAAAATCCCTATAAGTGTCCTGTTTGTGATGGGAAAAGGCACCTTCCAAACGGTCTAAAATTTGAAGAAGTGTATGGAACAACTTTAAAAACAATTTCAGAATGTGAGGTGTGTGAAGGAAAAGGAATAGTTTGGGGTTAATTAAATGGATCAAATAGGAAATAATTGTCGATGTCATTGTCATTCTACTTTTTGTGGAAAACCCCCTCATTGGAAATGTTATTGTGAATGTAAATCACCTACTAAAAATATAAAAACACCTTACAAATGCCCAATATGTGATGGAAAAGGTGGATTTTATATTAGCGGAACAATGGATGAAGAATGTAGTTCATGTGAAAAAGGAATAGTCTGGGGATGATGCGACCATTAACTGTAGATGATATTATTTTGGATGATGAGCCAGAAATAACATTCATTCCTGATAAAAAATTCATTTCAAAGCCAAAGACCAAGAAAGATACATATTCTTGGCGTTCTTATAGAAAATGGTATATATGGAAAGATTGGAATTGGGTTATAATATCCGACATGGATTTTCCATATAAACGATCAATTGATAAGGATATCAATCATGCCAATTCAACGTCTGACGACCAACTGGGCTGGAAATAACCATTTAGCATCCCGATTTGTACAATTATATTCCACTGATACGATTGCAACCTGTACGGCTGCTGGTTATTTGAATAACTATTTGGTCATGAATTCTATACCGCTTTATGTTAGCGATTTCGTTCATCTATCAGCCTCAAATGGCACACAGATTTATAAGCCAGCCTTTACTAATGGAACGCCTTTTAATGGTGGATCAGTACAATTGGTGGCTTTATCTTAATTCCGTGGGTACTTCATCACCACTCCAGCATAGCCCGCGTGCCGGAATAGAGCGGGCATAATTTTTTATTAATTAACCACGGATGGTTAATATGCAAGTCGAACCGACTGACGTTAATCAGGACTTTGATCCTGATAAAATAAATGAAATGGAAGAACGCCGTCTTGATAGGTTGAATCAGGCTGGTATTGATGAAGGCCAAGTGCTTGAACAAGCCGGTAAGCACATGAATATCTGGCAATCCTACTTCGGGGAAAATATAACCCGTGGTAAGGATGACATGAATTTTGTATTACGTGATCAGTGGACGGCAATTGAAAGGTCAGAGTTCACTCGTTTATTTAAACCAGCAATGACGTTTAATAAGCTTTATGATGCAACCAAAAAAATCGCAGGTGAGCAAAGAAAAAACAAACCGGATTTAATTGTGAGGTCATTAACAGGGAAGGCGACTCAAGAACAAATAAACCTTCGAGCAGATCTAGTACGTACAATTTCTTATCAATCGCAGAATGATTTAGTTTATCAAACCGCATTCAAATCAGCCCTCATGATGGGTTACGGTGCATTTCAAATCATGTTAGATTATGAATCACCGAAATCATTCAATCAAGTTATCCGCTATGATCTTATATCTGATCCGACCCGTACGGCATTTGACCCCACTGCTCTTAAGCCTCATAAAGGGGATGGCAACTATTGTGCTCGCTATTACGTTTTTAGTAGAGATGAGTTTTTCGCTACTTATCCTTATGTTACAAATCCCGTGTCTTATATTGATCCATACATGCTCCTCGACTTCCAATGGCAGACGAGAGATACGATAACAGTATGCGATTATTTCGTTAAAGAATGGTATCCATTGACCATTTACAAATTGTCTGATGGTCGCACTGTTAATGAAGAAGAATGGGAACAAATACAGAAGGATTATAATTTACAATTGACCATTACTGAGGAGACTCAGGAAGTTAAGAAGATGGTCAAAGCCATGCAGCCTAAGATTGTGAATGAACGTCAGACACAAGATTATCGGATTATGCATTATCGCTTGATTCGTGATCAGATCATTGAATTTAGTGAATGGCCATCAAGACAGCTTCCTATCATATTTGTAGATGGCGATAGTTATTTCATTGAAGGTAGACAGTACACAAGGTCGTTTATCCATGAAGCTCGTGATGCTCAAAAATGCGTTAATTATTTCGGAAGTGAAATTGCTGCCGAGGTTAAGAATAGACGCCGTGAGCAGTGGCTCGGTACTCCAGATAATATATCCGGATATGAACAGGACTGGAGAAATCCAGAACTTCAAATGGGTATACTTAGAGCAAAACCTGATCCGAAAACTGGACAAATGCCAGTTAAGCAGCCGCCTTGGGATTTGTCGCCCGCTATTATGCAGAATTTCCAACGTGCTACTCAGGATATTAGAGAGATTCTTGGTTTCTCGGAGACAGAAGCCTTACAAGGCCGTGATATCTCTGGCAAGGCAAGACGTGAACGTAAACTAGAAGGTTCAATGTCTGCCTATGTTTATTTTGACAATATGAATCAGGCCGTGGAACAGGGTGGCAGAGTAGTAAACGATCTACTCCCCTACATCATTGGGGAAGATGAGCGTACAATGGTAATTAGTAAGAAAGATGGAAAGACTGATTCCGTTAGAATTAACGAGCGAGGTCGCGATGGTCAGATTAGAAACGATCTGGGTGTTGGTGATTTCGATGTCGAGATTGACACAGGTCCTTCATTCGCAGTTCAAAAAGAAGTTGCGCTGGAATTCTTACAAACTACTCTGCAAGCTCAACCTCAAGCGTTCCCGCTGGTTGCTGACTTATGGGCGAAAAATCTGGACGTTCAATTTGGCCCACAAATTGCAGAAAGGTTTAAAACCATGGTTCCTCCTGAAATTCTCGCAAAAGAAGAAGGGAAAGAGCCGCCGCCACCGAAGCCAAATCCACAAGAAATGATGCTTAAAGCTGAACTTCAATTCAAAGCCGAAGAGATAAAGAATAAGCAAGCCGAAGTTCAAGTGAAGATGAAGAAGTTACAGCTTGAAGAGGAAGAACTTGAACTTAAACAGGCTGAAATGTTCTTGAAAGCCCAAGGCTTGAAGGATAAAGCTCATGCTGATGTGTTCAAGCATGAACTTGATTTGAAGAAAGCTGAAGTCATTCATGGTCAAGATCAAGATAAAATGGATAGGGATTTTGAGCATAAAGCGTCAGCTATTTTGGCCGATCTCTACAAACATGAAACTAAGCTTCATCATGAAAAACAAATAGCGAAATCTTCTGAAAGTAATAAAGCCAAGGAATAACCTTGGCTTTAACAAACACCACCTATAGCGTCGCAAAATAATACCATCAGAGTAAAATTTAAGCATTCGCATGCAGGAAGCATGCTGGGCGCACGAACCGCCTTACAGTTCGGGGCACAAGAATTGCCGAGTGGAGTCGATATGGATAGCGATCAGGATATGTCGGGTAACGACACGGAAAATTTGCAAGGTGAAGTGTTAGAAAGTTTAGGTGAACCTGCTGAAGGGGTAGAAGAGATTGCAGAATCTCAAGCACCTCAAGGCGAAGGGAATCGAGGGGACGCTCTATACGTTCAGAAGCGACTTAAGCAACAAAAGCGCCAACATGAACGGGAAATTAGAGAACTCCACGCAAGGATAGCGGAAATGCAGTCACAACCTAATCAATTTAATAATTCACAGCAAATGAATCCAGACAATGCCATGGGAAACCAAGGCGGAGTTGATGATGCGATTCACAAGGCAGTTAGCTATGCGCTCCAACACAAGGAAATGGAAGAGCGTAAGGCTAAAGATATGCAGTCTCAGCAGCATATTGCGAAACAGTATCAAGAATTAAATAAGCATCTTGATAATGTTTCAGACAAATATGATGACTTTGACGATGTGGTGAGAGGAGATGCCCCCTTTACAGCACATATGCGTGATGCCGCATTAATGTTACCTAAGAAAGGCCCCGGAAGTGCAGGCGAAGTCTTGTACAAATTGGGCAAAGACCCTGAAGCTCTATCTCGTATTGCAAACCTCCACCCTGTTGATCAAGCGGCTGAATTAGTCGCACTGAGTCATGCCTTGATTTCAGGTGGCGAGAATAAGAGTCAAGCCAACCGTCCATTAGGACAAATCAAGTCAAACCCAGTCGTTAATTCTGCCGGTGTAAATGAAAAGACACCTGTCTCTGATATCAGAGCAAGGATGAAACAGGGAACTTTCAAATAAGTCTCTTGTTTTAAACGGACGAATTATTCACGGATGGAGATTTGGCAATGCCTAATCAATTTATTACTACTCAGTTAGTTTCAAACACAGCATTAGCAATGTTTGCTAATAACTCACCTTTCATTATGACTGGATCACGGATTTATCAAGATGACTTCCAAAATTCCGGCTACAAAATCGGTGATACTTTACAAGTGCGTAGACAGAACAACTTTATCGTTGGTGATGGTTCGACTGCTGTCCCCCAAGATATTATTGAGACCGTTGAAAATATTACAGTGGCACACCAATATCATGCACTGATTGCTTATACGGTTCAGGATTTAACATTACGCATTGAAGATTTCTCTCGTATGTTTATCCAACCAGCTATTCAAAACATTATCACCCAGATGGAACGTGATATTTGTTCTGATGCTGAACAAGAACTGTATTTCTTCCAAGGTTCTGCTGGTTCTCCAATTAATTCATTCTCCACCGTCGATTTAGCAGGCGCTAAATTGTTGGAACAGGGTGTAAATATTGCAAGTGATGCGTATCTCGCCATGACGGTTCGAGACGGCTCCTCACTCAAGTCTGCATTGCTTAACAATTTCACCCCTGTATTCAACGAAGAAATTGTGCGTCAATCCGCTATTGGTCACTTGTCCTACTTTGATATCTTCCAATCCCAGAACATTGTTAAGCATACAGCTGGTGCAGGTCCAACCTTGTATCCAGGCGATACATTAACAGTGAATGGTACCGTATCAAGTGGTAATACCATCATCCTTGCTGGCGCCACCGCTGGTGTCACCAACTACTTCTTACCGGGTGACTTGATCTCAATCGCTGGCGTTCATAGCGTCAACCCATTGAGCCGTCAATCTACTGGTCAGAACATGCAATTTGTTATCACTGCTGCTGCAAATTCCTCTGGTGGTGGCGCTGTAACCATTACAGTTAGCCCAAGCATTGTAAGCAGCACCTCAAGCCCATTACAGAATGTTGATGGACCAGTGCTGACAACCTCTGCTGTGACTGTAGTACCTTCATACAATGTAAACGTGGCTTATCCTGCACGCGCGTTGGATATCGTATGTCCACCTCTTTATAAACTCCAAGTGCCATATGCAAGCGTTGCGGTTGATCCAGAAACTGGATTATCACTCGCTGTTACACAAACTGGCGATATTTTAGGTTATCAAAACTTAATGCGTATCGACATTTTGTGTGGATTTAAATGGCATCCTCAATACGCCGTTAAATTATTGTCATAAGGAATAGAATCATGAAAGACAGATACGATGGTAATCCGGGTAAAGAGGCGATGATTTCTAACAAGCGTCAATCACGTCTTGAAGCCGAACATTCTGCAAAGAATGCATTTGTTAAACGCGAACAAATGAACAAGGACAAATATGCAGGTCGCAAGCCTGAAATGAAGTCCGACATGTTTGAGTTCAACGCCAATATGCAAAATAACGGCGCTTGGGCACAAGGCTTAGGAAAGAAATTGACTGCTGGTTTGGATAAAGTTGCATTCCCTGTAGATGGTGAAGGCGACGACTCCTAATGTCGAAATAAAAGGAAAAAATCGACATATCAATCAGGTATGTCGATTCCTTCGACATGATAAGGAGGACATGGAATGTCCCAGCAAGTCAAAACCACTAATGACGTCATCATTAATGCTCTCTATTTGCTAGGTGAGTTAGGTGTTGGCGAGACCCCTGACGGTTTCATGCTGTCTACAGGGTTAGAGCTTATTAATGAATTATTGGATAAGTTCGCATCAGATAGTATCTATATTCCGTATTTAACGACATTGGATTTCAATCTTGTTGTTGGAAAAGACACTTATTCTATTTCTGACATGGTTCCTGCGGATATTACTGGGGACCGTATTGTTGATTTATCTTTTGCTAATTATTTTGTACCTGCTAATGGCAATCCATCAGGTGCATTACCTATTTCAACACCATTTACTGCCGATAGTGTTACCAGTTTGTTAACGC